TAGTTATCACTGTAAGCCTTAGTGTTTGTTCTCGACTTCAGTGCATCTCCTGTTATATCATTTTTTGCGGTCATTTTCTTTTAATTGTAAAACTGTATCTAGTTTCTTCTGGAGACGAATCATATCGTTATCCAACATTCTTATTTGGTCAATCAGTTGTAGTATAGTAATCTTCATTTCTTCAATTGCGGGGTCAATGGTCTCAGTAATCGTAGTCCATACAAAGTATACGAAATACCCTAAACCGACCATCGCAACGACAGGAAAACCAAACTGTTGTATGGCATCAATCACGTCTTGCATCTATACTCCCACTTTCCACGAAATTTTCGGCTCTTGCTATTTTGTCGAGGTCGGGTGTTAAACCGAGTGCCGAACTTACGCTCATGTCAATCTTTATCATATCGTTATTCATTACTTTGATTCTTGTGATAAGCATTTTAGAGATTCCTCGAACTTCTTCTGTATCTCCAACAACGTCTTCCATAATCTTCCGAATGATTAAAAATATAAAACCGCCCATAAATATAGCGGCTGCAATAGGTGCTCCAACTTGTCCGATGACGTCAAATATTTCCGACAACTTGATCTATCCCCCAAAAACTACCGAGCATTCCGAAAAATACTAGTACCTGTACAACAGACATATATGCGACTTGTCGCATGGGATGAATGTGTGTGATTTTTTCGAGTGATGACTCGCTGGGGCTTAGGTTAACTGCCTGTAGTACCTTCTTAGAATCCAATACTTTCTCCACACCCACATCTGTAGGTTTCCTTTGGGTTGTTGAAAACGAACTGCTCGTTCAACCCGTTTGTTTGCCAATCTATTGTCATGCCCACTAAATACTCTGCTGAATGAGGGTCGATCCGAAAACGAACCTTCCCCCAATCTAAGACTAAATCATCTGAGTAACTAGACTCGCTGAAAGCGAATAGGTACTCCATTCCTCCACAGCCACCACCAGTAACGCCAAGTCTAAAAGAAAAGTTATCTTCTAGTAGGGCTTTCTGTGTGAGCTTAGTGTAGGCTTCATTAGTCACTTCTATCATTATAATTCAAGTAGTCTCCAAACATTTTGTATTCTTCCTGATTTCATGAATTCGTGTATTCTTGTGAACATTTTTCCTCCCAGTTCTTAATAGCGGCTTTAATAGAGCCTTCTGCTAGAACTGAGCAATGAATCTTAATCGGCGGTAAATTGAGTGCTTCAGCGATATCTTTGTTCTTAATCGCTTTTGCTTCCTCTAGTGTACTGCCTTTTAGCATATCTACAAACAATGTGGAAGAGGCTATTGCAGACCCACATCCATATGTTTTAAATTTTACATCGACGATCTTATTATCGTCTACCTTCAACTGTAGCTTCATGACGTCACCGCATGCTGGGGCTCCTATCATTCCGGTAGCTACGTCTGGGTCGTTGGGGTTAAACCTTCCTACGCTAAATTGCTTAGGACTATTTAGTACTCCCTCGAACCTTTCAATTACTTCTTTACTGTATGCCAATTGTCTTTATACCAAACACATAGTCTTCTGCAGTATTTTCTGCATGGGTTTCGCTATGTCCCTCGTAGTACTCGGTGGCTATGACAGCTCCCTGCTTGTCATAGAACTTGCATCCAAATACCCCATTTGATTTGATCACATCTGCTTGTAATCCATTATTCATGAATTGTGATACATTCATTTCCATCTCCATATATGCGTACATTTATTTTAATAACTTTTCCATAAGTTTGCCATAGTTTCCCTGGCCAAATGGAAGTTCATTAATCTGTACATTAGTTTGATTCTTCACATTGGAAGTTTTAGCTTTTTCTAGCTCTGCCATGGCTTTGATTTCATCCATGCGCATTTTATGTGCCATCATTAATAGATCGGCCATATCTTTATTGGTATATATTTGAGACTCTTCGCTCTCTTCTAATTTCTTTTCTATTATATCGTCAAGTGTGTTTGCTAATTTAAAACGATTTCTGTAACCTGTATCTAGGTACACTTGATCGATGTATGCTTTGATTTCCCTTTTTCCTAGGTAGTCTTGCACGGTGTTCTCGTCTAACGACATGCGGATGCACACTGCCTGTATATTTCCTAATTCTAGATAGCTATTCGCAATCTCAAGTCCTTCTGGACTCATCTTAGTTACAATTTCGTTTTTCATAATAGAATTATAACAGAATTTTGATGCGTTGTCAAGTACTATTTTCGTATGCATCGTCACGATGTTCTGTGTGCGTCTTTTTACAAGTAGTCAAAAAATCCCAAGTTGTACATACGGAGGGGTGTGGGCGAGGGTAGGCAAGGGGAGTCTCATAACCCCCCCTCTTTACGCCTAGGCTAGGGCGACTGCTAGACAGCCGACCATAACCAAAATGCTAAGACCCAATAAAAAGAATACTATCATCTCATTCTCATTTAGATAATTAATTAATCTTTGCTTTTGCCTTTGCAAATGCTCATGATTCTTTTGTTGTCGTGGCGTTCTCATGATGACACCCAAATTGCGACTGCTAATAATAAAATTGCAGGGGTTAATATTAATAAGGTTTCCATTATTTTTGCTCCCATGTTATAAGGACATTAAAGCCCTTGTTTCTATATGCCCAAGCTCTTTTCTGAATCCAAGCCATTTTGCCTTTTAAAACTACTATTCCTGGATTTGTTTCACTTGTTATTGTTAATGTTGCCATTTATCCTCTCCTTTTTAATTCGGCATTTAATCTGCCTAATCTCACCACAAATGCACCTCGCATATGTTTCGTGAATGTTTTCATTAGGCTATCATTTCTTATCATCTTCTCATAAGATTTGATAGCTTCTAATAATTCTTTTTTGTTTAATTTTTTCTCGTTCATAATTATATTATATGCTCCTATATTTAAAATTGCAAGGATTATTTTCTTTTTTTTCTTGACTAACACGCCTCATAATTTATAAGATAAATTATGAGGCATGCACGCTGTTTTGTCAACCCCTTTTCAGCATTTATTTTCGGCAATCTCCTACCACGATTTCAGGAAAAAGTCAAGCGAAATCGTATATAATTTCTGCATATAATTACTCTGGAACATTCAATGATTGTTGTTGATTAACATTCTCTATTTGTTATACTAAATACATCAACAACATTTAACAAAGGAGAAAAAATGACATTGATTAAAAAGAAAACCGAAAAGGTTAAATATTATAGCGACCTTACCAAAGGCGAAATGGTAAAGATAATATCAGAGCAAAAAGGCTTGAACTTATCGGCACTAGATAGAGCCACTAAAATTGATATAGAGGAAATAGCAAAAGCCCTTAATGTCAATGCTAACTATAAGGGGGCTAAATAATGACTCCAACTAATAGAAGCACAATTGTTTGTGTTATAGATACAGAATGTACTTTTATTAACGACACCCCCCGAATGGTTTACCATTTCGGGGCTTCGTTTGGAGACATTGAACAAGAAAATTCATTCAATGTTTTTAAAATGGATTACTATGTGAAAGAGGTAATACAGGAATTAGAACTTTTTTTATTCCAACGAAAAGAGGGAAAAAATCGCAACTTCGGATATAACCCAGCAATGGCTAGAGCCTTGAAAGATGCTATTAATAATCCCCAAAAGGTTAAACCTTGGAAAGAAATAATAGATGAATGGCAAAATTTAATTAAGGTTATGAATGTTGAATATTTAACATCTTATAACTTCAATTTTGATATTGGGATAGATTCAAGCAAAGATGCAACCATTAGAAAGACACATCAACAGCTAACAGATAAAACTTTTTATTTGCCTAGGGGCGTGGAATTGGTTTGTTTAATGGATATTGGGGCAAATCTCTTTATGAATAAAGACTATATGAAATGGTTTGATAATCTAAGCCAAGAAGATAAAGAGCAAATGACAACCGAAAGGGGCAACCTTTCATATTCGGCTCAATCTTGTATGAGATATTTAAATAAGGATTTATGGTATACCGAGCAACATACAGCGTTGAGAGATTCAATGCTAGAATTTCAATTGTTCGCCACATTTTGGAAAAAATGGAAATCCATAATTAAAAGGGAATTTGTCGGAAACATCAAACAACCCTCTTGGCAACATCTTAAAAAAAGATACTCAGCAACTAAGAAAAGGGAGATGAGATTAAACCGACCTAAGAAAACAACATTTAAAACTAAAAATAAACAGGGAGAATTATTTAATGAAACAGCTTGAATTAAACTTAGAGATAAAAGGCGAAATGACAGATTTAAGAAAATCTGTTCCTAGCCTTAAAGAAATGATAGAGGAAAGAAAGAACAAGCCGAAAGGCTTAGAATATTGCTCCGAAAAAATGATTAATGATTTAATCAGATTATATGCCACAGGTTGGAGAAATTGGAAATGAATCATTACGACTATTTAGACTATAGACCACAACAGGCAAGGAGAAGAAAATCGGTTTTATGGATTGGCTTTGCAATGGTATTTATTGCCTTGCAAGGCTTCTACACAATCCCCCTACAATTGCCCTTAATTATTGGGGGCAATTTAATTATATTGTTGATTTCTTATTTGGAACTTAACAAAGAACTTTTAATATTAACTGTTTTAATGATGATTGCTCAATTGTCAAGGGTGGTACTATGAGCCGAACATATAGAAACATAACAAAAACTAAGCAATGCGAAAGGTTTTACAATCTGAATCCTAAAATATACATCTTTGATTTAGATGGCACTATCATTGATTCAAGCCATAGAGCAACCCATGATGAAAATGGGCAAATCGATCTGAATGGGTGGAAAGAAAAAAGCACCAAGGAATTTATTTTCCAAGATTCGCTATTACCACTATATGCCAAACTGCAACAGGTTTATAAAAATGGTGATATGGTGATTCTTTGTACTGCAAGGGAACTTGGTAAATGGGATTATGAATTTATTTATTTTCATAATATCTATTTTGATAAAATCATTTCAAGACCTAAAGGAAACCAAACACAAGACCACATTTTAAAAAAGGCTCAATGTAGCTATTTGTTTAATTTGCCTTGTTATAGGGAATCTGAAAAATTATTCTATGATGATAATTGGTCTAACCTTGAAGCACTAGCCGATTTAGGGGCGATTGTATCAGATGCCAAACAATGGAATAAAACAGCTTAGAGGGGCTTAGAATCGCCCCTAGGGGGCAAAAAATAAAGGGGCGTTAAGCCCCTTTTTTGTGGGCTTGTCAAGAAACTTGACTCACCCTATAATTTATAATATAAATTATAGGGTGCGTTCTCTGAAATGTCAAGGGTTTTTCTGAAAATAATTGAAATAAATTAATTAAAATAAATTGAAAAAACCCTTGTTTTTTTCTTGCAAAGGCGTATAATTATTATATGTTCAAGGGGAACAAGGAAGGAAGGAAACGACCGACCCCATGCGAGGAAAAGGAACACTCCCAAAGGCTTCGGCTACTAAGAGAACGCCCAGACCTCGAACCCTCGGACTAGCTAGGGACTCAATGTCTATCGCTAAAGATAGCCAACTGATTAACTGCTCTAGGGTTTGCGAAGCTAATTATCTCACGATTTTTAGAACGAAGCAAGACTTAACAGCTAAAGGGGACGCATACTGTAGCAAGGGGAAAGTCAAAGCGAGTCGGCAAGGCTAGAGGAGATTATATCGAATTTAGCCAAGCCACCTTTTTTGAGAGAGTTGGTTTTTATTTATTAACCAAGTTAGTAGAAAATTTTGCTCCGACTCCCTCAAATTTATCCTACTCCTAATAGGTATATAAAACCAAATCCCCGACCACCTCGGGGATTTTTTTGTCCAGAGAAAAAAAGCTGAATGAGAATCATTCTCAGAACGATTCGCATTTACATTTTTCGATTCGCTGCGGCGAAGCCGCGCCGCAGTGCAGTTCCGAAGCGATATCTGTTAGAGCGTGTGCGCCGGCAGTGCAGTTCCGAAGCGATGTGTAGTCTAGTCTAGGCATGGACACTTTATCCACAGGTTATCCACAAGTCTCTGCGCGGGTATCCCGCCCACCACCCTAGTATTGTATCACGGATTTTCGCTTTTGTCAAGCTTTTTTGAAAATAAAAAACCCGCTTTCGCGGGTTCTGTATTAGGACATAAGTGCTGTTAGTTTTTTGATTGTCTCAGCGTTTGCTCTCTCTAGAGAGTTTAGGAAACCTTTGTCAACTTTTGCTACTGTCTCTAATTCTGCCACCAACTGTGCTTTAGTTTTGTGGACTTTTTTTGCTTTTTCTACTTTTTTCATTTGTTTCTCCTTAATATGGAATATATTATACAGGTCGTAATCACATTGGTCAATAGGTAAATCGAAAATAAACGAACTATTTTCAGCCAATGCGCAGCGCGCCGATTTTACCACACTCTGACAAGCTTGTCAAGAACTTTCTGAAATTAAAGCAACCATTTGGAGTTGGGGAGTCTTCCCACGCATCGCCGTTCTTACGCCATTTCAGTAGCCTCAGAGAAAGCCTGCGCCTAACCCGCAGTGCAGTTTCGAAACGAAGTGCCAAAACGAAGTGCAAAAGTGATGCGTTGATTTTGGCTAGTCTCTCCTAGGTTTAGTATATCACACATCTCGGCGGGTGTCAAGAGAAATTATGAGAAATTTGCACAAATTAGCGTTTATTCGCGGCAATTCGAGCGAAGCGAGGTGGTTTCGCGTCCCGCCCCCCGAATTAGTTTGTGTTTTAGTTATAAATAAATCACATTTCTTATTGACAATCATATATAAAGTGTGTATAATATATGTATATTCAAAAGGAGACAAGAGTAATATGGAAAATCTAATAGTATACTTTCTAGCAGGACTTTTCTTATATGCTTTCTTTGCGGCAATAATACCATTGCTTTGGGCAGAGTCACCACTAATGTTTATTAGTTGTGTTGTCGGTGGTTTATTAATTCAGTACTTTAACGAAAAATAAATCGCATTTATCCTTGACAATAGATGTCAAAGCGGTTATACTATATGTATAATCAAAAGGAGGCAAAAGTGAAAAAAATAACAACATTACAGTTTTTCTACAAAGTCCTTGACATGAGTAACGAAATCGGATATAATATATCCATATTAAAAAACAAAATATTCAATTTGGGAGAATCGAACATGGCAAACGCAAAGAATTACACAGAAGAAATGGTTTCAGAGATGACTACAGCATACACTGACAACCCTACAAGAGATACTGTAGACGCATTAGCAAAACAGTTTGGCAAAACTACAAGAAGTATCATTGCTAAACTAAGCAGAGAAGGAGTATATGTCGCTCAACCTAGAACTACTAAATCAGGTGAACCAGTAGTTGCTAAATCAGAATTAGTAAATCAGATTCAAGAACACTTCGGAATCGAACTACCAACTCTAGTAAAAGCAGGTAAAGCAGACTTACAGAGATTAGTTGACGCAATCTCAGAGTAGCGCAACGGATTGATTACCCTAAGTAATCAATTTTGAAAAGGGTATCTACTTTGGAGAAGTGTCTTCGGAAGCACACCAAATGGAAGTAGCAAGTTCGACTCTTGACCTGCAAAGTATCTCTGCCCTTTTCAAAGTTTTTCAAGTTCTCCTTAAATAGTTCTTGACAAATGGTTACAAAGTGGTTATAATATACTTGTAATTAAGAAAAAGACCCGTTGGGACTGAGTTAGATTTACAACTACCAAGTAGCAAATAAATCAAAATTCTTCTTGACAAATGGTTAAAAAGTGGATATAATATATATTCAGAAACAAAGAAAACAACTGTAAATCGTAAAAATAAATGATTTAGCAGTGACCCCAGACTCTTCGGAGGAGGGAGAGCGAATAAATAAGCGAGTGTTGTTTTCTACTTGACTGGCGAGTCGTTAAACACTGCCGTATGCTCTTTAGACATAGATGAGATTGCGTTAACTGTGAATAATGTCCGCTTTTGAGAGTCGTTATCAGACATACCTTCCGCAGCAAGGAGCGAGTGATAACCCGATTAACTGGTCGGTAAAGGAGTTGAGGGGATACCTTCTGTAAGTCCTGCGAACTTAGTAGCAATACGAAAGCAAGGGCAGTAAGCAAGGCATTAACGAACCAAGAGACTTCAGCACTATCTCGATAGTATAAAAGCGATTTGTTTTACTGCTTTAATGGGCGTTACGACCTTCGGGTTTACTAAAGTAGAGGTAATTGAACAGGGTGGATTACAACCATATAATCAACCCCAGTGTGAGGAAACCACGCTTGAAGATTAGAGGAGATTCAGTTTTAACTGTCAAGTCGAAATTCTAAAGAGTAAACCTCGTTATCTGCCACCTTAGGGTGTCACGGAAGTAAGCAGATACATCAATTCGGGTAAGGGAAGGGTGATGCTTCCCACCGCATACTGCGAGAGCGAGAACGTCTTAGGACTTCGGGGGCAGATGCACTAGATAATGTCGCTACCATTAAGTTGGAAAGAGATTGGTGAGAGTACGGAGGTCGCACCTTCACTCAACAGATATGTTGTAGAATCACGCACTCGATTAGTCGACAATAGTAAATAAGTGATGCGAAATAAGCAGTGCACCTTCGATTGAAGTTTGTAATATCCATCACCTCTAGTTACGCAGTGGACAGGTTCGTGAGTTATGCCGACACGACCACTTTAAACAACAAAGACATAACTTTGGATGGGATGCTTCGGCGTCCCATTTTTTTGCTTCAAATAACTTAACATCAAAATTCTTTGTGTTAATTCAAAATAGTTCTTGACAAACCTCTCAAACATCTGTATAATATCTATATGAAAAGAAAAAGGAAACCGCATTTTCCTAGATGAATGAGTGTGGAGGTTATGTCTGAACATACTCTGAGGGATGAAAATGCCCTCCCCAATTTAACAATACAACACAGGAGAGCATTATGCCAACAAAATTTAAACCAAGTGAAAAAGTCTACAAACGTGGAGTGAAAGCGTCTAAACTAAAAGACAAGCACTTCTACATCAAAGATATAGCAAAAGAAGAACTATTCAAAGTAATCAACGAGGATAGAACTAAACCAAAACAAAGACAGAAGTGTCTAAACGAACTAGCAAGACGCAAAGTTGAGGTAGTGTGGAGAGATAGAGAGGTGCAATCATGAGATGGAGTGGCAAAGCGAAACATGTTAGTGTGAGAAAGAAAACATCACAGGGCGATTCCCACAAGAGAGTCAGTCTGAACATGAACAAAAACAAGAAGCGTTCGTTCAAGAAGTACAGAGGACAGGGGCGATAATGGGGATAGTGATACGCTTTCCAGTCGAAAGGACAGAAATGCAACGATTAGTGCAAGACCTAAAAGTGCAGGAAGAAGAAATCAAGATGTGTCTTGACGACTTGGAAGCGTTGAACGAGCATATAGTAGAATTGACAGCAGAATATGAAATACTACTAAACAGAGTATGTGAACTAAATCAAATCAAATTAGAAGGAGAAATAAATGACTAAAAGAGCAAAGCGTATGGAAGATGACATCAGAGACATGAAGCATAGACTTGAACTAGTAAGAACAATAGTGCCAGTATTAGTACTAATTCTACAGGTTTTTATACTAGGTAAAATACTATGATAAAGGGCAGTATGATGTATGACCAACATGGTCGTAAACGTAAAGTAAAGAAACTATACACAAGTAAGAAAGCGACGCCAAATTTCGCTAAACAAAAGGCAAAACAATTTAAAGAAGCGAGTAGCATACCGAGTATGCCAGTCGGAGAGTACAAAGTACCAGTAGACAACTCGTATAAAAAAGAAGTATCAAAGCAATACACGGTATCTATTGCTTACAACAAAGGTGCATATCAAGTGATACCAAAGAAAGAGGTAAAAGACATTGGCAAATAAATATAACAAACATTACGCTGTAGGTATGCGAGCGAATGGTAGTACAATAAAGAGAATAGCATACCCTAAAGATACACAGAAGAAGTTTGAACATTGGGAAAGTCCTACCAGAAATGGTGTGGAACACATGGACATCGAATTAGCAGATGGTAGATGGATTACTAGCGAAGACCTACAGTTAGGTTTCGATAAGGAAACAGTAGAAAAACTAGAGCAGTACATAAGCGATATCGCTGGAGGAGTAGCATAATGAGTAAGATAAATGACTACGCAAGGTTTGTAGACTCCTGTACATCAGAAACAAGTAAAGATACTACTAAAATGTGTGATAGATTGGACAAACTTATGGGAAACCACACTATAGTGAACGGACAACTTGTGGGGTGTGAAATAGACATGGCAAGATTGATGACTGCACTGATAGGAATGATGGCAGAGTCAGGAGAGTTTGCTGAAGTAGTGAAAAAGAAAGTATTTCAGAACGATACACAGTTCACAAACGACGAAGTTTTTCACATGAAAAGAGAGTTGGGTGACGTACTTTGGTACTGGGTTCAAGGGTGTATAGCACTTGGGTTTACTCCAGACGAAGTAATGGACGAGAACATTAATAAACTAGAGAGTAGATATCCGAATGGTTTTGAAATCGTACGCTCTGAATTTAGAGAAAAGGGAGACATATAATGGCAAATCATGTATACTTTACAATACACATAGAAGGTATTGAAGATGAACAGTTCAATAACTCAGTAATAAGCGAGAAAAGAACTAGAAACGACTATGAAGGCAACCCTTATGAGATAACAGAGTTGGTTGAGATAGAGCATCAACCATTCATGTCCTTAGTAGAAAAACGATTGGACAAAGATGGAGAGTTAGAGAACTCATATGACTGGTACTGTGAAGAAGTAGGTGCTAAATGGTGTCACATTGAAGAATGTCAAGATGGGTACATCGCTGGGTACAGTGCATGGAGACAACCACATGAGTTAGTAATAAATCTAATGGAATTCTACGCAAATACATATGAAACTGAAGTAAGTGCTAGTATGACTTATGAAGATGAGTTTAGAAACTTCATGGGTAAGCAATACTATGGAACAGTTCATGATGATGAGGGTTGGAGTGCTTGGGAAGGAGACTACAGCGAGACTGATGGCACAGCATTGTGTGAACAATTTGATGACTTATTTCCTAGTCTAAACAGTAGTGATGATGACTTCGAGTGGCATGATGAACACGAAGTAGATGGAGAAACAATCTATCCTTATGAAGTGCTAGATGAATTAGCAGACCAATTCTGGGAGAGAGCATAATGAGTCAGTATGATGACATAGTTCAAAAACGAAGAATTTTTCTAGCAGCAGAGGAGTGGGGAAATCAAGTATCTCAACACTATGTATGCAAAGGAGATATTGGAGACTTAGGTTTTGGTATGGGGTATTTTGTTTACTATAACAATGGTTCAGTACATAAACTACAAGGTAAGAATATTACTATAGTGCAACCACAAATGTCTATAGAAGATGTAATGGATGCTTATGAGAGAAAGGAATCATGACAGATAAAGAGTTAGAGTTCTACAGCTGGGAACAGCAGTATGGATTCGAAGAAGCAATCAGAATAGCAGCAGAAGAGTGGGGTTCTAGTGAGAACCAAGTAAGAATACTAGCAAAAAGTTGGGAGGATATAACAACATGGCATTAAACTACACACAAGACCAAGTAGAATTTATAGTAAACCAGTATAGATTAAACCCTAGTAGGGAAACAGTTGAAACATTAGCAATTAATATGGATAAGAGTGTTAAATCTATCATAGGTAAACTATCAAGAGAAGGAGTGTACAAGAAAACAGAGTACACAACCAAAACGGGTGAGAAACCAATCACCAAGCTGGAACTAGTAGTAGAACTAGCAGAATTATTAACAATAGACATCACAGCCCTAGCGGGGTTAGAAAAAGCACCCAAAGCGGCATTAAAAGCATTAAGAGAGGCAATATGAGAGTAGCAAAAGTACTAGATTCAACATTAACTGATAAACATGGCAAGTATGCAGAAGTGCTTGGTCTTATCGACAGTCCCAGCGGGGTTCAGGCAAGACTAAAGTTCGGAGACGAGCATAGAGAAACTATATCAGTCAAGCGACTAAGAATGGTTCAACCTGAAGGTGTACCTAGGTCTAAAGAAGGATGGTTCTAACCTGACGACTAAGGAAGGAACTTACGGAAGTTAACGGAAGCCCACTCTTGCAGTGGGTTTTTTATTGCCTTAAAAAAATTTCGGTTGGTGGAAGTTACGTTAGTTTGAGATAAGTTTTTAGTAATTAAGTATTATAGTGAAGTTTATAAACTCATGAGTTGAGCTTAGTCGATACTTGGTTGTATCTTGTTGATATGATTATACAATTAACACTCTGTCTTTGTCCCAGATTTA